TTGATCGTGGTTTGGAAGTTCAACAATTTTTAGATATTAAAAAAGATGTAAAATCTTTTGTCATTATTGATGATTTTGATATAAATCATTTAAAGTGTCATTTGATTAAAACAGAATTTAAAACAGGGCTAACAAAAGAATTGGCGAAAAAAGCAATTGAAATGTTGAAAGGAAACGATGAATAAAGCAAGCGAGATATTTTGGGATGCTTTTGTAGATGGTGGCAGTATCGCCACTGAATGTTCTTGTGGGAGAACTCATTTTTCTTATTCAGAAGATAATGATTGGGAAGAAAATGAATTGGAAGAACTTCTGGAAAAGCAGAAAGAATATCCAGATAAATATATTGGAACAGAAGATGATTGTGTGGCAGTCGCCATGATTCAAGGAAATCCAGTTTGTTACAATTGCCCTTGTAATATCGCTGCAAAATATGAAAATTTTATTCTCCAACACGAAACAGAAATAATCAAATACTTTAAAATTAAAGCCTCTAAAGAATGGGCTAAAGCAACAAAATCTCAATCAGAATTGCAAAGTTTAGAATTGTTTAAGTAAATTATGAAAGAAAATAATACAAATCAATTTTATGTTTATCAATATATTAGAAAGAATGATTCTAAAAATGGATTAGCTGGAACTCCTTATTATATTGGTAAAGGAAAAAATAATAGAGCATATCAAAGAGTGCATGGTAATAATGTTTCAGTTCCAACAGAACTATTCAGAATTCAAATAATTTCAGAAAATTTAACTGAAGAAGCAGCTTTTCAATTAGAAATTGAATTAATTAAAAAATATGGCAGGATAGATAAAAGAAATGGTTGTTTACAAAATAGAACATCTGGAGGAATGGGGTTTAAAGGAAAAATAAATTCACCAAAATGTAGAAAGTTAATTTCAGAAAACAATTTAGGAACAATTGTAATAAGTAATGAAAAAACGAAAATATGCAAACGAATTAAACCAGAAAATTTAAAAATATATATGCAAAGAGGATTTAAACTTGGATATTTGAAAGAAAGTTCAGAAATTCGATCTAAAGCGTTAAAAGGAAAAAATATATGGACATCAAAACAACTTTGGATTACTAATGGCTATATTGAAAAATTAATTAAATCAGAAAATAAAGAAGAATTTTTAAATAATAATTTTAAGTTGGGTAGATTGAAAAATTCAGAAGAAACTATTATTAAAAAATCAAATAATCAGAAAAATAAACGATGGGTTAGAAACGATAAAGAAGAAAAATTGGTTAATTTGGTTGAATATGAAACATATTTATTGAATGGTTATATTAAAGGAAGATTTGCAATGAGAGAAGATACAAAGAAAAAGAAATCAATTATTACGCATACCAAACGATGGGTTAATGATGAAATTACAAATTTTTATATTAATGAATCATTAGTACCAGAATTCATTAATAAAGGATATAAATTAGGAATGATACATAAGGATAAAAATAAATGAATATAACTCAAGAACAAATAGAGTTCTTACGCAAAGAACACATTCAATTTGCTATTCCATGTTTTGCGGGACTTGTTCATGAAGTAGTAATGACAAGTTTGATTAAGTTTGTAATTTATGCTCAAAGAATTGGTTTGCCGTTTAGTATTGACACAATGACAAACGAATCATTAATTACACGAGCTAGAAATCATTTGGTTGCAAAATTTTTGGAAAATTCCGCAGCAACGAGGCTCATGTTTATTGACAGCGATATTGGGTTTGAACCAGAACATATTTTTAAATTAATATTACATGATAAAGATTTAGTTGGAGGACTTTACCCAAAGAAAACTCTCCCCCCAGATTTTGTAGTTAACTGTAATCCAGAATGTGTGGATGAAAATGGACAAATAAAAGTGGCTGATGGTATGATACCAGTTAGTAGATTAGGAACAGGATTCATGTTAATTAAACGAGAAGTTTTTAATAAGATGATGGTTGCATATCCACAAACAAAATTTACCAACAATATTGGTCTTGATCCAAAGTATAACAAATATTGTTATGCTCTGTTTGATTGTGCTATTAGCCCTGATACTATGGAATATCTATCAGAGGATTGGCTTTTTTCGGCTAGGTATAGAGCAATTGGTGGTGAAATTTTTGCTGATCCAACAATTAGATTAAATCACTGTGGAACATTTACATTTCCTGGTGATCCAACTGCTCTTTATAATTCAATGGGACTTTCAATAGAAACAAATCCACAGTTAAACCCAAAAATAGCAGTTAGGCCTGACGAAACAAAACACAAAGATTCTATGTTAGCCATTAAACCAAATATGGAAGCATTAACTGAATATGAGGCTAAAAAGAAAGAAATTAATATTGAAATTAAATAATTGTATTATGAGATACATAACTTATGAATATTTGCGCTGTCAGTAATAAAATTCCATTTACTTATCTTGTAACTCAAAAATCAACAGGAAAAAGATATTATGAATCAAAATATGGAAAAAATTGTCATCCATCTGATATTGGAACAAAATATTTTACTTCGAGTAAAGAAATTAAAAAATTTAATATTTCTCCCAAAACTGTTAGAAATATAGTTAAAATAAAAACTTGGAAATATTGATAAATATCAATATGAGACTATATGAAATTAAAGAAGATCAAAAAATATACATTGATTTGGATGGAGTGCTTGTAGATTGTGTAAAAGCTGCCTCTGATTTCAATAATATTGATGTTCAAGATTTTATAGATTCTGGATATCATAATAAGTATTGGAAAAATTTTGTGGATCATGCAGATATTAAAAAAGAATTTACTAATATGGCTTGGGAAAGCAATGGTAAAAAAATATATCATTGGTTTACTCAGAGAGACATTCCAGTTACCATCTTAACTAGACCAGTTGGAGAACCACATACTAATGATTGTATTGCAGGTAAAAAATTATGGTTGAAAAAACATAATTTGGATATTCCTGTTATTTTTGAGAGAGATAAAGAAAAATATGCTGGTGATGGTAATATTCTTATAGATGATGATAGTAGAAATATTGATGCGTGGAATAAAGCTGGTGGGGTGGGAATTCTCTATAAAAATGACAAATATGAAGATGTAATTAAGAAATTGAATAAATTATTACAAAGCCACCCAATTTGAGTGGTTTTTCTTTTTGAATTAAATTATAAATATAAGTATGAAGATTAATGAAGTCATTATCGATAATGAAAATGGATTAGGAGGAGTTTCATATAATCAAGAAATTGATTATCTTGGTCTTAGAGTGCTAATGTATCCATCCACATTTTTAAGCCTAGCATATTATAGAAGTCGAAACGATTTAGGAAATGTTGACTATATAAAAAATTATATTAAAAATGGTGGGACTATTGGCGCTCCATTCCTTCAAATAAGTATTCCTAATAGATGGGAGAATGATGATTATTCTATTCCATCCATAGTTATTGGTCATGAAGGAAGAAATAGAATGATGGCACTCGATGAACTTCAAGATGAAGGATTAGAACCTGATGTGCCAGTTGAAACTCATTTATTGTTTTATAAATATAGAGCCAGGCATTTAAAACCAGAATGGATAATACAATTAAATAAACAACTTTATAATCAAAATACAGAATATGAATATCATTCTGGAGAAGTGGCTTATACAGATAGCCCTATAACCAAAGGGCCATTGTTTAAGGTTGTAAATTAGATATAAAAGATTTTACTAAATTATCAATATTTTCTTTATTCCAATATGGAATTATTAATAATGGAATATTATTAATATTACAATAATTATATTTTATATAATCATTTTTCTTAGTAGATTCAAAATATTTTTGAAAAATAGGTTCATAATGTTGTTTTCCTTGGTATTCAATTAATCCTATAATTTTATTATTTTTAATAATCCCTATATCAAAAGGTAATGGATATTTATTTTTGCATAATGTAATTCTTATTTGTTCATCAAATTCTATTGGTAATGATTCCAACGTTTTTATAATTTTTAATTCTCCAGAACTTCTTTTACATTTTGGACATTTTCTTCCCATTAAGTGTTTATTTGGGCTTTGCCAAAAAGAGCCATGCTTCTTACATATTATTTCAACTTTTTGGCGTGAAGTTAAATAATTTACATTATCATAAATAAATTCATTTTTGTGTATGATAATAGCTTTTGTTATAAATTCTTTTGTATTGCTTGTTTTTGTTTTAGAAATACTGTTAAATCCACATTGTGGACAACCAATTTTTTGTAAATGCACGCCGGGGGCTTGTTTAAAAATTCCATGTTCCTTACATTTTATATCCATTTTCTTTTTGGCGTTGTAATAAGTTTTAGAAATATAAGAATATTTAAAATTATGAATAATATTTGCAGAGTTAACAAATTCTGTAAATGTTCTATTAAATCCACAGCATTTTGGGCAACCATTTCCTGATAAATGTGCATGAGAAGATTGCAAAAATTCTCCATGAATTGGGCAAATAATTATTAATTTGTTTTTTGCATTAATGTATATAGATTTACTATAATTATATTTAAAATTATGAATTTGATTTTGATATAAAATATGCAGTAGTATAAATAGTCATAGCTGAATGACCTCCAGTGGTCTTTAGAGCGAGTAGATGTCGAAATCATCGTGACTCGCATTTGTATTTATATGAAAAAGAATAAATATAAGTATGAGATTACAAAATTTGTTTGAAGAAAAAATAAAACAAACAACTGCAACAATTTTTAGCGGTGGGTTTCACCCATTCCTTCCACAACATTTATATTGCTGGGAATATTTGATTTCAAAATTTCCAAATGCACATCATTATATAGCTTCCACTAATAATATAAGTGAGCGACCATTTTCATTTAAGCAAAAACAATTTTTAGCAGTGCAAGCTGGCATACCTAAAAATGGATTTGTACAAGTAACAAGTCCTTATAAAGCATTGGAGATAACTAGTAAATATGATTCAAACAATACTATTGTTATATTTGGTTTAAGTGAAAAAGATGCAGAAAGACTCGGACCAACGATAAAGAAAGATGGGACCCTGTCATTTTTACTACCATATCCTGGGCCTTCTACTCCACTAGAAACTTTGAATAAACATGCATATTATGTAATTATTCCTGTCCATAAGTATAGAGTTTTGGGACAAGAGATAACCTCTGCTTCTCAAATAAGAAAGATGTATACTTCTTCTAATGAAAGCGATAGATATACTATTATTCGAGAATTATATCCAAATTCTATGAAAGTTGGAGAGATTAAAAAAATATTTGATCAAGTTTTGCTTGCTCCAATAAATGAAGATATATATGACGTGATTTATAGACCAAAAAACGTTTATAATATAGAAGCGAATGAATATCCAGAATTTATGTTAGATGGGGATGTTCAACGTATGATATATGATTTGCACCAACAGGAAGAGATTGATGCTGGCTCTGATATTTGGGATAGAATGGATAGTGTCTGGTATAAGTTACAAAATGTTTCTATAAAAAAATTAGATAACATAAATGATTTAGATGAAGATGATGACCAATATTCTGATGAAATAACTCCTTTTCCTCCAATAGTATTAACAAAAAGAGGGGAAATATTAGATGGATTTCATAGGACTATTTCTGCTAAAATTCGTGGTGATAAAACAATTAGAGCATATGTTCCTTGCAAAAAACCAATTAATGAATCTAAAGCTGGATTAGAATATAAATTAAAACTTGGAAACAAAAAATCTGTAATAGATTCAAGTGGCTGGCTATTTCCAGATAAAACTTTTGTTCCACTTGTTCCAGGAACAACTCACGAAACAATGGCTACAAGATTGGGATATAATGGTTATGAAGGAATATATAAAATTGGATGTGTAAGAGTTTCCCGTCCAATTTATGCTCCGGGTAAAATTTATATAGAAACAATACAAAAATTGAGTGATAGTACTTATAAGCTAATTATGAATATTATTCATAGAATAAAAGTGGATGTTAAAATAGATGTTACTGTTGGATCAGGTAATGGATATTTTCAACATTATAAATGGGATTTCAAAGATAGACAATTGCATAAAACAAATTTTTATGAGTCAGTTATAAATGAAGAACCTGATTTTAATTATACAAAATTTAATAATAGAGATGAAGAGCTTTCAAGATTAAAATTTGATTATTCAGTAATACCCAGTAATAATGACGGAATTGGTGGATTTTGGATAATTGTAAATAACTCCTCTGGTGTTAGTGTGGCAGATATTGATTTGGTGGAAGTTAATTCAAAAACATTAGTAATTTCTTTTATTAGAATTAATTTAAAATGGAAAGGTACTGGACTTGGGCAAATTCTGTATGACAAAGCGATTAAAAAAGCCAAACAATTAGGATATAAATATTTTCGATCAGATACTGATAGATCAGCGGCTGCTGAAAAAGCGTGGAAAAGATTGGCAGCAAGATATACAGTTAAGTACAAAGAAGGCAAAGAATTTAATAAAGGGTATTATGAAATTGATCTAAGTAAAGTTCAATTAAAAGAATCATTTGATTATTCCTATAGAGCTAAATTATTTCAACTTAGACCACAAATGATTAAAGCTGCACAAAAAATATATGATAAATGGGAAGGAGGAGAAGTTGGTTTGTGTGATAGTATTGCAGAGTCAATTTCTGATTGTGTATTAAAAAATATAAAGAATATTGATTCATACGTGGTTGGCCATAAAAATCCAAAATTGCATGAACTTCATTTTTGGGTAAGAGTAGATTTTAATAATGGAGAAAAATATTATGATATTGACTTACCATTTGGAAAATATGAAAGATATGATAATAAAAAACATTATTTTGTAAAAATACCAAATGTAAAATTTCAATTAAATGATTTATTAATATATCAATCATCTTTAAATTATAATAAAGCTCCTTGGGAAATAAGAAATAGTTATACTCCACATAAATCAGATAGTTATTTTATCAGCGAATCTATTGCACAAGAAGTTATAAAAGTTGGTAAAAGCAATGATGAAATTATAAAATTAATCAAAGAAGCTACAAAATATAAATTATATGTTCCTACATTTACAGCGCAAAAAGAATTTGGTTGGATATTACAAACAGGAAATAAAGGTAAAATAAGTAAAATGGCTATGATGTATGTTAACAACATGCCTGTCGCTTGGATCATTTATTGGAAACATGGAAGTTTTATGTCTGACTCTAATCCAAGAACAGAAAATGACAAATATTGGAGATTTACTAAAAAAGAATTTAGAAATATAGGTTATTATCATAAATTAAAAAAAGCTTTATGGAATATAATTAATGAGGCACCAGATTTTGGCTACAAAAGTTTTAATGATAGAGATGAAGATATAAGCAAATTAAAGTGGGAAATTGATAAAAGACCATTTAAAGATTGGAATAGTGATGAGGAACACCTAGGAATAATAATTAGGGCAAGAAATCCAGAAACTAATGAAGTAGAAGGTTTTATAACTTCTAATGAGATAACCAAGAAAACATTAAAAATTTCAAGAAGTCAATTAACATCTAATCATAATTGGCAATCGACTGGTCTTGGACAAATGTTATATGATAAACTTATTAACGTTGCAAAAGAATTAGGTTTTGATTATGTAGACAGTGATTATATTTTATCTGTGGATGCTAGAAAAGCTCTGAAAGATATCCAGTGCAAAAATTAAAGCATGATGGAGAAAATTATTTAAGTATTGAATTGAGTAAAATATGAGAATAAGCGAAGTTAACAATTCGACGTTAGATATAACTAAATTGAAGTGGAAAGGAGAACTTCAAAAGAAATCGTATCAATTGAGAGTTAGCGGAGAAGGATATGGCGAAGTTGGTATGTTTTTAACAACCAATAATAAAAATGATTGGAAAATTTTTTATGTATTTGTAGATAATGATTGGAAGAATACAAATTTGAAACATATGATGTATGTAAAAATGAAAGAAATTGCTAAAAAATACGGAGCAAAATTACATGCTGCTTAATGAATTTGACAAATCGAAAGGTTTTTCAGCTTATGTAAAAGAAGATGAGACTAAAATTTTAATATTCTTAAATAAGCATTGCAGTGAAATTATGTCTTTGTATAGAGAATATGGAAAAGTATTGTATCGCGGCATCACACGATATTTTGGCAGTAATATATATAATTTCAAAGATGGAGATGTATTTTTCGGAAAATCCCCATCTGATAGACACCCAATAGATATACCATCTTCAGTACAGAAGCAAATAGATAGTAAATTACAAAAAAGTGGGTTTGAAGCATTAAGATCAAACAGCATTTTTTGTTGTTCTTCTAAACTATCAGCGCAAAAATATGGTGACCTACATATTATATTTCCATTGGATGGATTTTCATATACATGGTGTAATACTGCTATTGATTTATATGACGAATATGTAAGAGCTTTGACTCCCACTCCTTGGGGTGAGACACCATCACAAGAAGATATTAATAAAGCAGAAATATTTAAAGAAAATTTATATAAGCTTTCTTCAACTGATTTTATTAGAGATTATGGTTTCAAGAATACAGATTTAACTCATGCAATTATTAGAAATAATGAAATTTTAATTCATGGTGACTATATCGCAATGAGCGAGAAATTAGGAAATAAAATAATATTTAGTAATAGGAGAAGTATATAATGAATAACTTAGAAATGAGTCTGAAAGTGGCGACTGCAACTGTTTTTCATTTAGGAATTAAATTTCATATTGGGCATTTTAATATAACTGGTCCAAGATTTTTCGAGTTACATTTATTGCTTGAAAAAATATATCAAAATCTTGAAAGTAATTTTGACAGTATTGGTGAGCAACTTAGAGCATTGGATATATTTGTTCCATCGTCTGTAAATGAATTACTTAGTTTATCAGTTATAGAAGATTTTCAAGAAGTATTGCCAGCAAATGAAATGATTCATGAATTATTGATTGACAATGATAAATTATTGGAAATGCTAACTGAAGTTGATAAA